AATCCATTGCTAATTCTAATTTTTCTAAAACTTCTTCGTGTGTCCAATTAGGACTATCCCCCCTAATCATTTCACATAGTTTTTCGTACTGTTCAGCAGTCTCCAAGATTTTTCTCCTTTTCCTCTTGTTGTCTTAACCACCATTCATCATGTTGAGCGTCTACATCAGGCTCGTAATGTTCCTTTGGTTCAGGTGGGTTTACATCTCTTTCTCTATCTGCACTATTGTCATAACTCATTATTTATTTCCTTTTTTTGTTTACTCTTTTAGTATGCCATATATATTTTTCTTGTCAAGCATTATTTATATTTAATTTTCTATGCATTGTATAGATGTTGTCTATACTTTGTATATACTAGATAAGATAATATAAGAGAATATATATATATCATGAATGGCAAACAGAATTTATAAACTATTTTAAAATTTTACTTGACTATATTTTACTGTCTGTTATAGTTGTCATTCACAAAGAAAGAAATTATAAAGAAAGCGTTTAAACTTAATAAAGGAAAAATTATGACTCAAGAAATATCGTTAGATTATTTAAAAGAAAATTTCAAGAATCAATCAGAGTTAGCAAGACAGTTAGAGATAAGCAGACAAGCTGTTAGCTTATGGTTTGTTAGAGGCGAAATTCCAAAATTAAGGCAGTATGAAATACTAGAGTTACAAAATAAAACTGTTTAAACTTAAAAAGGAATTGTCATGTATAAAATAAAAAATTGGGATAAGTTTCAGCATTACAAACCCAAAAATGCAAAGCACCAACAAAAAATGACGTGGTATAAAATGTATGGTGCAGACATATTAAATGACCATGTATACATGAAATTATCAACAACAGAAAAATTGTTTTTAAGAGAAGCGTGGGACTTAGCTTCACAATTTGATGGTACTTTACCTGATATAGAAAATTGTGCTTTTAGGTTAAGGCAATCAGAAAACGATTTGAAGAAAGCATACGATAATTTAAGTGCAAAAGGTTTTTTATTGTCTAGTGATGGTATAGAGAAAGTATATACACCTACTATAACTATACAAGCAAGTGCAGAAGTTATTAAAAATCCTTCAAAATTGTTTGAGGAATGGTGGGACTCTTTGCCTGACAAAAGAAAAAATAATAAGAAGGGCTGTGAAAAATTATGGTCTAGTAAAAAATTAGATGACATTGGCAAGGAGATTATAAGTTGGACAAATACAATGAAGTCTACAAAAGAATGGAAAGAAGGTTTTAATCCTTCTCCACCAACGATTTTAAATCAAGAAAGGTGGAACGATACTACTAACAAAACTACTGAATTGAAAGGAGTATTATGAGTGAACCCAACATTAATGAGATGATGAGTCAACTTACAATCACTAAAGACACATTACAAAAAGGTGGTTATTATGAAGAAGAAACAGATTTTAAAGTTAAGTCTACAGACACTTTGTTGCCAGATGTTATTAATTATTTTAAGGAAGAAAAGGGTGCTGGGTTTTCTTTAGGGCTTCAAAAAACTGACCAAGATTATAACTTTTTAATTCGTAAGGGTGAAGTAACTATTCTTACAGGAAGCTCTGGTTCTGGAAAGACTACATTTTTAAGTCAAGTATTATTAAATTTAATGGACTATACTAATGTTCTTGTCGCAAGTATGGAGATGAAGCCAGTATTGCAAATTGCTAAGATGATACAGCAGACAGGGCTTTCTAATCCTACTACTCAAGGTATTGAGGAGTTTTGTGATAAGTACAAGGATAAGCTATGGTTATTTAATGCTCAAGGAACGACCACAGAAAATGATTTAGTAGCAAGTTTGAATTATGGCAAACATATTTTAAATGTAGATGTGTTTGTTATAGACAGTTTGATGAAGGTGGACAGCATTGCAGAAGATGATTATGGCTCTCAAAAGAAGTTTATTAATAAGATTAGTTGTCTTGCAAGAGATTTGAATATTCATGTATTTATTGTTGCTCATACTAAGAAATTATCAGACGATACAGTTATACCTGACGCTTCACATATATTAGGTTCTAGTCATATTAGAAATTTGACTGATAATATATTGTGCTTACACAGACGAAAAGATATTGAAAAGAAGATAGAACTAAAGGAACTAGAGGAAGGTGATAACCCTTGTACTTGTTATTTAATGGTTCAGAAGCAAAGGAATCATTCTTTTGAGGGAACATTTGGACTTTGGTTTAATAAAGAAAGTCAACGATTTAAGGAGCGACCATGACAATTAATGAATTAATAAAAGAGTTTAAACGTAATTTTAACAATGTAAATTATAAAGCTACAAGCAAAGATGGATTAGTTTTTAAAACAAAAGATTGGGACAAAGCAAGTAAAAAGTTTAAATGAGTATATTATTAGGTTTAGCTTTAATAATAATGATTACAACATCATTTATATGTTGGGTGTTTATTTTAATATTAATAATTAAATTATTTTATGATAAATACTTGACATTAAAGTAAATAAGACTTAACATTATATATGTAACATTAATTAACCTTTAAGAAGAAGGAGAAACAAATGAGTAAATCAAACGAAATGGCAAGACAAATTCAAGAAACACAATCACAAGAAGTAATCACTAATGCAGAAATGGAAGCTGATTTTATTGAAATAGAACAGCAAAAAAGATTGCAATATTCACAAGAAGTTATAAATCAGATATTTGGAGTATATTTAGAGGAGAAATTTCAAGATGAGCAAATTTAAGGAATTAAGAGTTCTTGATGTATCTAAACATACAGAAAAGAAAGGTAAGTTTACTTATCTATCATGGGCATGGGGTGTTGATACCTTATTGCAACATGATGAATCTGCAACATGGGAGTATAAAGAGCCACTTACTTTGCCTGATGGAAGTATGATGGTGTTCTGTTCATTAACAGCTTTTAGCAAGACTATGACAGCACAATTACCTGTGTTAGATTTTAAGAACCAAGCTATTAAGAATCCTAATACTATGCAATTAAATACAGCTATGCAAAGATGTTTAGCAAAAGCAATTGCTCTCTTTGGAATTAGTCTTCATTTGTATTATGGCGAAGATTTACCTGAAGCAGATGTATTAGAACGAATAGAAAACATTTATAAAGAGCAAGGCATAGATGAAGCTAGAAAGTATTTTAATACTCTTGATGGTGATGACAGAAAATTATGTATGCCCTTTATAGAAAAAGTTAAGGAGAGCAAATAATGGAACAACGAAGTGCTGAATGGTTCTCTGCTAGGTTAGGTAAGGTAACTGCTAGTAAAGTAGATGATGTTATGGTTAAAGTAAGGAATGGCGAATCTACTTACAAAAGAAAGTATCGTATGCAATTAGTTACAGAAAGGCTTACTAATAAGGTAGTTCCTGTTTTTATGAACTCTGCAATGGCTCATGGTGTGGAGTTTGAAGATGAGGCTAGGGTTGAGTATGCCAATAAAATGAAGTTATTAATAGGAACAGATGTTAGGGAGGTTGGCTTTATAGACCACCCTACTATTAAAATGGCAGGAGCAAGTCCTGATGGGTTAGTTAGTTTAAACGGCTTAATTGAAATTAAATGCCCACAGCCTATGACACATACAGAAACATTACAAACTGGAGTTATTGATAAAAAATATATCCACCAGATGCAATGGCAAATGTCTTGTGTTGGAGACCATATTAAGTGGTGCGACTTTGTATCTTACCAACCTGACTTTCCTAAAGAATACCAGCTCTTTATTAAGAGAGTTGAAAGAGATGATGACTTAATAAGTCGTTGTGAAAGAGATATACAAGAGTTTTTAACATCAGTTGAAGATATAATTGAATCAATTAAGGAGAATAACTAATGGCAACAGTAGGAATTTCAGCAAGTATAGATGTAAGCAAGATTGATAAAACTAAATTAATTAAAGGAGAAAAAGGTACTTATTTAAATATTACTGCTTTTGTTGATTTGGATGAAAAAGACCAATACGATAACAATGGTATGATTACTCAATCTACAACGAAAGAAGAAAGAGAAGCTGGAGATAGAGGAGTTATATTAGGTAATACAAGAGTTTTTTATAAAGGGGAAAGTAAAAGTTCATCCTCTGCATCTTTGCCAAAAGCTAAAGAGCTAGTATCAGAAGATGTTCCTTTTTAAAGAGAACTAAGAGTTAAGAGATAAGCCAGAAAAGACTAAATGCTTATAAGGTCTTACATGTTGTGATTATTATGGTCTGGCTTCTTCTCTTATTAATTTAAAATTACTTGTTCATTACATACATAGTAACTTCAAAACCAAAACGCATTTCTGTTGCTTTAGGTGATGTCCACATAGTAGAGTTCCTTTGGTTGGTTAATCAAGGCTCTATTATACTTAATAAGTTGATTAAAAAGAACAACATATGTATTAATAAGGAGTAGTGAAAATAATGAATATTTTTAAATGGATTCAAAGTATAGTTACAAAAGGGTTGGTAATTTATGTAATTACCCTTGTTGTTTGTTTTAAAGTATGGGATATTGTGGTTGTATATAATGCTAATCATTTTAATTATATATGTAGCGAGAAAGGAAGGCTGTTTGAAAGTGCTACACCAAACAGTAAAGTTTTTATAAAGCAACATGAAGCTTGTATAAATGGAGAAAAAAATGACTGATTATTTAGTAAACCCAAAACATTATAAGTCTGCTAAAGGTTTAGAGTGCATTGACTGCATTGAAGGGGTAGTAGAGGGTCTTACAGGAATTGAAGCTACTGATACAGGAAACATTATGAAGTACCTGTGGAGATGGAAAAATAAAGATGGAGTTAATGACCTTAAAAAAGCTCAATGGTATATAAATCATTTGATTGCTCATGTAGAAAGCGATACAGAAAAACTAAAAACTATGGAAGAAATTTTAATTGACAAACAATTAGACGAACTCCATGACGAAGATTGATTTAAGAAAACCTCATCTTTGCAATGTGTGTAACAAGTATGCCTGTTACCATGATGGAAAATTATGGTGGTGTAGTTTAATATCAGAAATAGGAACATACAATATGAGTGGAGTGTGCAAAAATGGCAAAAAGCAAAGAGATATTAAAGAAAAATAAAAAAGAATGGAAAGAACATCAATGGATTTGGGAAGGATGGAAATACATAATGACTTATAATGAAAAAGAATTTTATGTTATTCATGAGTCAACAGGAAAGGTTATTACTAAAGGAAATTTTTAGGAGTAAATTATGGTAAGTGAAGGAATTTTTGTACTTATAGTTTCTTTAAGCGGAGACTACAAAGATGATGAGTATATTGCCAATTTTATAGACTGCACTCGTGCAATGGAGTACTTTAAACAAAACTGTTCACAACACAAGGCAGCGAGGTGTATTTCAGAAAAATATGCCAAACTACCTGATGATTATAAGACTAAAGACTTATTTAGTTTTGTAATAACAGAACCTCAATCTTGCGGATTTGTGGGACTTGAAACTAGAACTTTTACAGGAGAAAATAATGATTGAATTTATTTTATTAATTAGTTTAAACGGACTTCCTTCTGATAATGTTTATGCTGGGTCGTTTAACTCATGTCAGGAAGCATTTACTTATGCAAATGTACACTATGTTGATTGGAAAACTTATACTTGTGTTAGGGAGATAAGTAATGGGTAAAGGAAGCAGTCGCAGACCAACAGATGACAAAAAGTTTGTTGATAATTATGATAGGATTTTTAACAACAAAAAAAAAGTTGCATGGGAAGATGAAGATGTAAAGGAGCGACACTTAAACTCATTAAAGGATAAAGATGGCAATATCACCAACACAAAGAACTTTAAAAAGACTGCGAGATAGTGGAGATTATCCATTAGTAACTATTGTAGAAAGATGGAACGCATTTGCTAAAATACGACAAGATTTATTTGGCATTATAGACATACTAGCAATAGACAGTAAGGGCAATACCGTAGGGCTTCAAGTCACCAGTTATAGCAACATTTCGGCACGTGTTAAGAAGATGGAAGATAGTGATGCTATAAGCCATCTGCGTGACGCAAATTGGAAATTAATCGTTGAGGGATGGCACAAAAAAGATAACAAATGGGTAAGTAGAATTGTTGATATAAGTTAAAAAACTGGAGAATAATTTGAGAATAGGAAGATTAATAATTATATTAGAAGATTGGTCTAAGTGGATGAAGAAAGATTCAAATAGGTTAGGCTACCCTAATAAAACATCTTATCTTTCTAGTGGAGGAGAATCTACTTCTGATGTGTTTGAAAAAATGTTAAATGAAGCAGACAATAATAATGTAAAAATAGTTAATGCTTGTATAGATAGTTTACCTAAAGAACAAAAGAAAGCTATTTATTACAGATGGCTTAAAGGAAACAAACCTATATTTTATGAAAGAAATTTAGATTTAGCTATGGATAATCTTTTAACTATTGTAGGGAGGAGAATTTTT